CCACCTAGATTTCAATATGACAAAGGTGGGTCAGTAGCTAAATGGGCAATGAACGAAGTTGTGCCCGCAGCAGAACATGCAATTAACAAGGCTAAGTTTTTAGATCCTAGTGTAATAAAAAATGTTTTGTATCATGGCACACCTCACATAGAAGAGGCCGGACAAGATTTACGTTCTAGTGGCATCAGTGAATTCAATCCTAACCAGAATCAAACTGGAATGATATTCGCCACTAAAAAACCTGAAGTTGCAAATGGGTTTGCAGGTAATTTAGGTATTGGTGCAAAAAGAGCACCGGCAGTATATCCGGTTCATGTTCAGGTAAAGAATCCGTTTAANTATCAGAACCCAGAACATGTAAGTAGGCTCGTAGACCATTTATACGGTGATACACTTGATAAAACTGGCAAGTACGTTGCNGCCAGTAAGTTGAATAGAGGGTACTGGGAAGAATTAGAAAAGCCTGAAATTCAGCAAGCTGTTAAAGATTTAGGCCACGATGGGATGCTTGTAAATGAAGACGGACATGTAAATGTTGGTGTATTTAATCCAGGACAAATTAAATCAGCTATTGGAAACCGTGGAACGTATGACCCCGCGGATCCCAACATTAGTAGGGCAACCGGAGGACCGGTTCATATGGCCGATGGAAAATCAACTACATTGACGGGAATAGACCCACAAACGTTGCACAGCAATTATAACGACAGAATGCATGCGTATATGCCACAAGATGCAATGCATGCAAGATACGCACCAAAACAACCGCCACCTGCTCCACCATCAACGCTAAGTAAAGTTGGATCTTTTCTTTTAAACCATGGTCTAAACATGGGGGTTGCCGGACTGGGTGCATATGATGCATATAAAGGTATAAAAGAAAACAATCCAGAAAAGATATCTGGAGGACTGGGTGGTGTAGCAACTAGCTTTATGCCTTTTCCAATTCAAGCTGCATGGGAATTGGCTACGCATCATCCAGAAGCAAGCGCACAACAAACAAGGGATACATCATATGGTCCTTTGCAAGAGCTAATGAATAAGAAACAGCAAAATGATGCCAACAATGCGGATCTTTGGTATCAATCAACGCACAAGTATAAACCTCCAACAAGTATATATGCGTTGGACCCATATCATCCGTCACTAGACAATACCCAATAACAAATGGCACAACCTAAATTAGCAATCCAAGCTGGCAATAATAAGTCAGGTTTAGACCAGTCGGAAAAAGATATAGCCAAAGAATCAGAAATAAAAGAGTATGAGCAAGAGTTCGGGCTCGATGAGGACACAGCCGAACAAGAAGTCATTGAGTTGGATGATGGTTCAGTTGTTATCAACCTAAAAGAAACTAAAGGACCGCAAGAAGATCCAGACTTNTATGCCAACCTGGCTGAAGAGTTGGACGGGGCCGTCCTTGATAAGTTAGCAAACGACTACTTAGAATTCATTGACGTTGACCAAGAGTCACGCAAGCAAAGAGATAAGCAGTATGAAGAAGGACTTCGTCGTACTGGATTGGGTAAAGACGCGCCCGGAGGAGCCACGTTTGACGGAGCCTCCAAAGTCGTCCATCCTATCATGGCNGAGGCCTGCGTTGATTTCGGCGCATCTTCTGCTAAAGAGTTGCTACCACCAGAGGGNATTGTTAAGTCAAGCATCAAGGGCGAGGCATCTAAAGACAAAGAAGAAGTGGCGGATCGCAAGGTTAACTTCCTTAACTGGCAGTTAACAGAGCAGATCCCCGAGTACCGTGATGAGATGGAGCAGTTGCTAACGCAGTTGCCGCTCGGTGGCTCACAGTTCTTAAAATGGCGCTTTGATCCGGAACAGAAGAGACCAACGTGTGAGTGGGTGCCGATTGATAACATCCTACTGCCGTACTCAAGCACAAACTTCTACACATCGCCCCGTGTTACTGAAGTACAGGATATTACAGAGGATACATACCTATCACGCATTGAGGCGGGTGATTATCGTGATATAGATTCCAACTACTCGTCTGATACACCACTGAACGATCAAACCCGTTCAGAACAGGCGAACGATAAGATTGAGGGCAAGGACATGCCCTCTAAGAACATTGACGGTTTGCGACGTGTTTATGAGATTACATGTTTCTTACGCCTACAAGATGATCCATTGTCTGACGGCAAACGCGCTCCTTACATTTTGACAATTGATGAGTCAAGTTCTAAGGTTCTGTCACTTCGCCGTAACTGGGAAGCCAATGACGAAAAATTAGAGAAGTTAGATTGGTATGTGGAATTCAAATTTATTCCGTGGCGCGGTGCTTACGCTATCGGACTACCTCATCTTATTGGTGGTCTCGCCGCTGCTCTTACTGGCACTCTTAGGGCTTTGCTTGACGCTGCTCATATCAGCAACAGTCAGACAATGCTTAAGCTCAAGGGTGGACGCATGTCTGGACAAAGTGACCGGATTGAGCCCACTCAAGTAGTCGAGATTGAAGGATCCCCTGGCGTTGATGATATTCGCAAGATTGCGATGCCGATGCCATTTAACGCACCATCTAGTGTACTTTACAATTTACTTGGTTGGTTAACAGACGCGGCTAAGGGTGTAGTGACCACATCGGAAGAGAAGATTGCTGATGCGAACAACAACACACCGGTTGGAACTACACAGGCGTTGATCGAACAAGGCGCTAAGGTGTTCTCTAGCATTCACGCTAGGTTGCACCGTAGCCAGGCTAAGTCAATTAAAATCATCTCACGTATCAACCACTGGTACTTGGATGAGATGGACAACGAGTCAGGTGAAGAGATTGAGGTGCGTGACTTTGCGTACAACAGCGACGTTCGCCCCGTATCAGATCCCAACATATTCTCTGAGACACAGCGTTTGGCGCAGAACCAAGCACTGTTACAGATGGCAACGACAGCACCCCCTGGCATGTTTGACTTGCGCTCAATCTACCGCAGAATACTCAGCCAGATGAAGATACCGTCAATGGAAGAAGTGTTACCAAACCCAATGGGTGCGGCGGAGTCAAATCCAGCACTAGAGAACGTATCAATGACAATGGGCAAACCCGCGGCGGCTTACCCAGATCAGGACCACATTGCGCACATCAAGGTGCACATGGAGTATGCAAACAATCCAGCATATGGTGGAAGTCCAGTTATTGGCCCAGTGTTTTCGCAACATGCCTTAGAGCATATCAAGCAACACTTGACATTGCACTATCTGCAATCTATGCGTGCTTATGTTGCACAGGCCGCGGGCGGTAAAGACGTTCTTGACTTGCACGCCGAGAAGTCAATTGACCAAGATGCACAAATGGCTCTCGCGCTTGCGTCTAAGATGGTTAACGAAGAGGCTATGCAAAACATGGCCACAATCACACAGCAGGTTAACGCACTGGCTCAAAAAGTTGCACAGGCGCAGCAGGCTCAACAACAAGCGGCCGCGGCACAGGATCCAACAGCCCAAGTTATTCTTAAGACTCAGATGGCTGAGACACAGCGCAAAGCATCCGAGGCACAGCAAAACTTACAGTTCGAGATGCAAAAAGAACAGCAAACGTACCAGATTAAGATCGCTGAGTTGCAACAGAAGATTCAAGATTTACAAACTAAGTACTCTACTCAGTCTCAAGTGGATTCGCAACGTAATGCGACACAGATTGCCATGGCTGACATCAATAACTCGTCTAGAGAACGTGTGGCTATGATTGGAGCTAAAGCCGGACTGACCTCAGACCAGATGGCCATGGCACATGAACAAAACCAAACAGCCTTAGAGGCATCACATCAAGCACAAATGGATATTAACCAACACGGATTAGAGATTCAGCAACAGCAGTTTCAGCACCAGGCGCAAGTAGCACAGCAGGCGGCGCAGCAGGCCGCACAGCAAGGTGTTCAGGTTCAGCAGTCTGCCCAAAATCACCAACAGGCTATGCAACAGGCCGATCAAGAACACCAACATGCGTTAGAGCAAATGGCGGCACAACCACAACAACCCACTGAAGGACAATAATGGAAAAAGAACTAGGCTACAAAAAAGCGTACAAGATGACTGGGAAACCAGGATATGCCGGCGATACAGCCGTCGTAGACATCGATAAAGGCAAGGGCGGCTCACACCGAGATAACAACTGGAAAGTTGGCGCGGCTCAGGCAAAACTCACACCAGGCAAGAAAATCGGTCCAGGTAAGAACCTAAATGAAATCGGGCACGGTAACTTTTATTAATACTTTTTAATGTATTTAGGGCGAATTATTAAAACCCATGCATTATTATTTATATGAGAGACCCAGTTTACGAAACAATCAATCAGATTAAGATTGAAAAACAGAAACTGGCCGATGCCGTCACGGCCGGCGTTAATGTCAACTCATATGAGGACTATCAGAGATTGGTAGGCAGAATTGAGGGGTTCACTGAAACCCTTGACATTATCGATTCCATATTGACGGAAGATGATGAAAAAGAATAAGCCGAATGGCTTTAAGGAGTACGCCGAATGGCTGTATATGACTTTGACAAGAAAGATGAGCCGGATTTAAGATCAGAGAAGGAATGTTTTCCTGATATTGATGTAGGGATCCAGGTTTCAGGCGATAGAGTTCTCGTGCAATTACGCAGAGAAAAGACCACCAGTAAGGGTGGAATTATTCTGGTAGACGAGACAAAACAGACGTTACGATTCAATGAAACGGTAGCCAAAGTAGTCCAGATAGGACCATTGGCATATAAGAGTCCAGATACTCTCGAACCTTGGCCTGAAGGCGCATGGTGTAAAGAAGGAGATTTGGTAAGAACCATCAAGTACGGTGGTGACCGGTTTATTGTAAACCCTGACGACGGCGGAGCACCGGTTGTGTTCATTACGTTGCAGGCCCGTGAGATCATCTCTACGATTAAGTCATTTGACTATGCGCAGAAGATGAAAGCGTTTGTGGATTAACTTTTGAAAGAAAAGTATGGCAGAAAAAGATAAAGACATCCCTGTTAAAGAACAGGACGACGGTTCAGCACTTGTAAAAGTGGAACCCCACGAACAAGATGAGTTTGAAAAAGAACTCAACAAAGATGGTCAGGACAGAGATGCTGACGATCATGATGATGATTCAGACGATAAAGACCATGACGAACATGAAAATCATGACGAACATGAGGAGTCTGCTGATGAGAGAGAAAAGATACGTGAGGCTCGACGCGAAGAACGCAGGCTAAAGAAAGAACTAGCCAAACAGCGTGAAGTATCAGCCAAGCACAAGATTAGTTCCCTTGAGAAACGCAACCAAGATTTAGCAGACCGACTTGCACGCCTAGAAAGCGGAGCAGCATCGTTAAGACTTTCGCAGATCGACAAACAAGTAGAGGATGAAGCTACTAGAGTCGAGTACGCAAAAATGAAGATGTTGCAAGCAGCGCAAGCAAACGATGTAGCGTCTCAAGTAGAGTATTTGGANCAGTTGACCGATGCAAAGCAACGGTTAGCCCAAATGCAACACTATAAACAGCANCAGCTTGAGGCGGCCAAAAGACAGCCACAGAATGTTCCAACGCCTATAACGGTAGAGGTGCAGGAAAATGCAAATTCTTGGCTAAAGAAAAACTCATGGTATGACCCTCAAGCAAGAGATACAGATAGTAGGATTGCCAAGGTAGTAGATCAAGAGCTCGCAGCAGAAGGATGGGATCCGTCGGATTCCGAATACTGGGCAGAGTTAGATAATCGTCTATCAGCACGTTTGCCACACAGGTACACAAAGTCAAGTGGGCAAAATTCTAATAGAAGGGCGGGACCAACCGCATCTAGTAGAATATCCAACGAATCGAGCGCCAAGTCAAACACTATCACGCTGAGTCGTGAAAGAGTTCAGGCAATTAAGGACGCAGGTTCGTGGGATAATGTTGAGAAACGAAATAAAATGATCCGGGCATACGCGCAGTATGACCGAAACAATAAAGGGTAATCCGAATGGCTAATACAAGAATTAAACGGGACTTAGATGATCGCATTTCCGACCGAGTCCAAGAAGTAGCGGACCGTAAAGTAGTTACGGACCCTGATAGTTTTGCACGCCGCGAACGCCTGGATGCGTTCAGAGACAAATGGGCTAATAGTGCACTCCCCGATATGCCTGGAGGAACAATTCCAGGATATCACTTGTGTTGGTTGTCAACGACTAACACATATGACAGTATCGACAAACGTATGGCGTTGGGCTATGAACCAGTGAAAGCCGCCGAATTAGGAACAGGCTTTGGGTCGCTAGGTAAGATGAGTTCGGGCAAGTTTGAAGGCTGTGTGTCTTGTAATGAGATGATTCTTTTCAAGTTACCAGAAGACGTATATCAAGAAGTTATGCGCATGTTGCACCTTGAGGATCCCCTTGAGCATCAACGCAATATCACTGCACAAGTGCGTGAGACGGCGGATAGCAAACGTGGCGGACGTTCCTTACTTGAAGGCGGTTTACTGGAAATGGAAAAAGAAACACAACGAGCGAATAATCAAAATATTCGTTTTGCTTAATATTCTTCAACAACAAAGGAAATTGACTCTATGTCAGCAACATTTCAACCCTTTGGTCTGAAGCCTGCATACCATCCCAGTGGATTGGACCGTGCTACTGCCTTCGTCGGCACTAACACATACGTTCCTGGGACAACATACAGCGCTCCATACTCTTTGAGTACNGGCCAATCATTTTATGAGTTCCAACCTGTAGCAGTAACATCTTCAGGCCAATTAACAATTGCTAACCAAACTGCTTCTAGCGGTAAAGTATTCGGCGTGTTCAACGGTGTTGAGTATACAAACTCTGACGGCCGTAGATCTGTAGCTAAGTACGCTGCTAAGACAACTTTGGATGCATCTACAAACATCGTATTCTGGGTCTTTACTGATCCCGCAATCGTGTANGAGGCTCAAGTTAACGGTTCTGCTACTTCATCAGCTATCGGAACTGAGTACAACTTTGACACAACAACAGGCTCTACTGTATCTGATGGCTATGCTATTGGTGTAGGTGGCGCAGGTTTCTCTACTACAGCATTGCTAGCAACTGCTGTTGGTACAGGTAACCAAGGTCAAGTTCGCGTAGTTGGATTAGGTCGTGAAGTTGCATATCCTGCTGGAAACACAAACCAGTGGGGCGATGCATACACAATCGTTCAAGTACAAATCTGTAACAATACCTTCGCAGCTCCGTCTGTATCGGTTTAATAATTTAACGAAAGGATAAGCCATGGCAACCCCAATGCGCAGTACGGACTTTCGTGCGGTAGTCGAACCGATTATCAACGAAGTCTTTGATGGTGTTTATGAGCAACGTGATGACGAGTGGAAAGGATTTGTAGAGCAGATCCAAGGTATCCCCCGTAACTACCATGAAGAGGTAATGCTCTATGGTATGAACGCAGCCCCTGCAATGCCTGACGGCACTCCAGTAAGCTACGATCAAGGTGGTACATTGTATATTACACGTTTCATCTATCAAATCTATGGTTTGGCATACGCTATGACCAAAGTGTTGATGGAAGACGGCGACCACATCCGTATCGGCTCAACATTTGCAAAGCACTTAGCTCAGTCCATGATTGAGACTAAGGAAACTTTGTGTGCTAACATTCTGAACTTTGCGTTCACAACAGGATATGTTGGTGGTGATGGCGTAACGCTAATCAACACAGCACACCCAATCGCTAACGGCGGATCATACAGCAACCAGTTATCAACTGCTGCTTCTTTGAGCCAAACTTCCGTTGAGCAAATGCTTATTCAGATCCGTTCTGCTGTTGACAACAACGGTAAGCGTATTCGTCTAAAAGCAGAACAGTTGGTTGTTCCTCCTGCACTTGAGTTCCAGGCTGAGGTTATTCTCAAGTCTGTACTCCGTTCAGGTACAGCTGACAATGATTTGAACCCAATCAAGTCTACTGGTATGCTACCAAAAGGTGCTCANGTTGTGACACGTTTAAGCTCCAGCAAGGCCTGGTTCGTTCAAACTGACGCAGAAAACGGACTTATGCTCGTAATGCGCCGGCCAATGGAAAAATCCATGGAAGGNGATTTCGAGACTGATTCTATGCGTTATAAGGCCACTGAGCGTTATGCTACAGGATGGCACGATGCACGTAACTTNTTCGGTACAGCCGGATTGTAAAATGTCTCTTTAGACTAAAGGGCTCACCCAAAAGGTGGGCCTTTTTCGCTTTATGAGGTATATTGTCACTAAACTATAACATAAGGAAATTAAATGGATTTCACAATTGACACAAATGGCATCTCTTTGACCATTACATCACCATATGAGTTGGATCTAACTTTNATTCAAGATTTTTTAGANTCATTGATCCCAACATATGAGATTGAGTTTGAAGAGTATGACGACGAGGAAGATGACGAGGAAGATGACGGCGTAGAATACGACGACGAAGGTACAGCTTGGTGGTTTGATGAAGAAAATGAAGAGTGGTACTACTTTGACGAAGAGTCAGAGGA